TCGCAGCCGGAACAACGGTTGTTTTAGCCGGTTATACTGGAGTCGCAACATCTGCAAACAGCGCACAACTTGTAGAACTTGAATAATGAGATTAGACCTAGACCTAGTTAAGACACTAGGGGTCACGGCGATTGGAACGGGGAACATACTCCTGAGTATCGACGTAGTCCTAAAGGTTTTAATTAGTCTAGTGAGTTTAGCATACGTGTGTATGAAGACATACGATTTGTATAAAAAGAGATGAAAAAATTAGTAAAATCAAAAACAGTATGGGCTGCCGTGGCAGCAATTGTAGGAGCTATTGGTGGTTATTTTACTGAAGATATAGAGTTTGGTGAGATGTTGCAACTAGTAGTTACTTCCGCATTAGCCGTTTTCTTGAGGCATGGAGTCGCCAAGGTTGCGGAAAAAGTAGAGTAATGGGGATTATAAAGGCAATAGTAGCCTTGCTCCGAGCCGTTCCAAGTTTGGAGCGGCTTTTTTTATCAATTGCCGATGGGGTGAAGGAGGCTAACGCAAAAGTTAGGTATGAGGAAAAACTTGATAATATTGATTCTGCCGTTGATGCTCACCGCATGTCAGGGGGTAAAATTGAATGGAGTGAGGGAGTTGACCGATCACCCCCAGTTTCCGATAGCAGCGAGGGAAGCACCAGCTTTCACGAAGGCAGCGTTGAGGAGAGTAGCTGAACTTGAGTATGCGATTGAGAGAGACTAATGCCACTTCCAGAACCAATAATTGACGGAGATACTTTTTTCACAGGAGTAAACATGCGTCTTGATCCCGGCCAACTTCAGCCGGGTCTTTGTGCTTTTGCAAGGAACAAAAGGTTTATTACTGGTAAAGTGGCGACCAGACCGGGTATTAAAAAAATGCCTTGGACTAATAAAGCCTACGATGCTTGGGAAGAGAAAGCGTACGCTTCTGGTGATATAGTAACTTATAGCGGGAGAGGTGCTGTTATAAAAGCATCTACTGGTGGTGGATTAACAGGTAAGGAAAAAATAGAAGCTGGAAATGGAGAGATTTCTTTTGCTGGTATTAATTTATTGTCTATTAACGATGGGGGTTTTGGTTCTGGTTCTACGGGTTGGTTAACGGCGGCTGAAACAGATAGTGAAACAAATTCAGGTGTCGGAGGTCTCGGAGGTAGTTCGGGATGGACTATAGGAGATACCGCAGTACACGCCGCAGTATCGGGAGTAGATAATCTCTATCAAGACATTGGTTCTTTTTTAGGTTGCGACTATGTGCTAACCGTTACAATTACACAAACGTCTGGTAATGCGGGGCATGTAAAGTTTTTACTGGGAACCACGGGATATGGAACGTCTACCGGAAGTTTTGTTGGGTATACGCAAGATGGGGCTGGAACAACCAACGATCCCTTTGTAGGAAAATATAAGCCAAATGTAGAGGTAGGTGGAACAGTTACATATACTGTTAATCTTACGGCAAAAGGAATACGCCCAAATAGATTGTATATACAGGCAACTGGTGACTTTGCTGGAACGGTAGATTCTATTTCCATGACGGAAACTTCTACCCCTGAAAAAGTGATGTTGACTAATCCTATTGAGATAGGCGGCGGCGTTTTTAAAACTAGTGGCCCAGTAAGTAATAATTCCCTTAAATCTGGAACTACTGAACAGATTGGGCCTTTTTTTCAGAGAGCAGCTAGTCCTGACCCCGGTACTGAACCTCCAGTAGCTACATATACCGCAAACACTAATGTATCTACGTTAACTAGTGGGTGGACTAGCCTCGGACAACGCACTTACGGATACGGAACTGTTTACGGATCGGGTATTTTTCGTGATCCCAATAGTATAGAACACTTACTAGTGGCTACTTCAGACGGGGTGTACGCCACGAAAGAAGGCAACCCTTCTAGAAAACTTTTAGGGGTGTCTAGCGTTTCTCAAGACGTTACTTTTATCCAATGCTTTAATGTTGTTATCTTGTTACGAGGCGAGAACCTTGAACCACTAGTTATGGAGAGGATTAGTGAGGGTTTTAAATCCATAACCCCCGTAGTTAGTGATACTGATATTGATGAGAACGATTCAGATGGAACGGAGCAAATCCCAAATGCCTCTACTGGTTTGTTTTTTGCTAATAGACTTTTAGTCCCACATCAAAAAGATTTAGTGGCGGCTTCTGATTTCCTAAATTACACTCGATACCAGCCAATTATGGCTAATTTCAGGATTAACCAAGGAAGTGAAGATGAATTGGTTAAGCTAGTTCGCATTAACAACACAACTATCGCATGCTTTAAAACGAACAGTATTTACATCGTTTCCAACGTATACGGGAATATGTCTGATTTAGTGTTGGACGAAGTTACCCGTGAATACGGAGCAGTAGGACAGAACTCAATCGTCCAAGTTGGTAGTGATGTTGCTTTTCTATCTAGTAAACGAGGGGTGACTAGTCTATCTATCGCAGATAATGGCAAAGTTACCGCTGTAGATGTTCCAATTTCTGAAGCTATCCAGCCACTTATTGACAGAATAAACTGGAATGCCGCTAAAGGATCGGCGGCAGCATATCACAATAACCGATTATACATGGCCGTTCCTTTGGATGGTTCTGATTATAATAACGTTATTCTTATTTATGACTTCCTTATGAAATCATGGACGGGTTACGATGATGGAGAGGCTATAAAAGTTAAGCAGTTTCTAGAAACAATCCATCAAGGAAAGCGAAGATTGTTTTTCCTTTCTACTGATGGGTTTATAAATTTATACGATGATACCTTAACGGATTGTGGGTTTGTAGATGAGATTCCCGATCCTGATAACCTTGGCCGTTTAAAGGTTGCCCAAATTAGTGATGAGGTTATTACCCGTGGATATACAGCGGGAGATATTATGGTTAAAAAGTGGAAAAGTGCTGAACTTTTACTTGCCACTAATGACCCTAAATTTGTAGTAACGACTCAATTTGAAGGCCCGGAAGAAAACTATCTAACCGTAACCCCAACCAACGGAAAGGCGTTTTCTAGGGTTAAGTATGACCGTCCTTTTGATAAATCAGATTTCACACAAAGTGTGGTGAATAACGATTTCTTTACCAAATTTAGAGAAGACTATAGTGTTGGGCTTTCTGATGAAACCAATGGGGTGGATATTAGTCTATTGACAGGTGTTTGTTCTAACACCGCATACACTTCTCAATCCACATGTGAAACCTATGCGTCTGGAAGAACTTGGACATACAACAGTTTAGATAATGGTTTCGATCCAGATTTACACCAGCGTTCTAGTAATAAATACAAGTATCGAGGAGAAAGTAGGTACGTTCAGTTGAAAGTAACAAATACTAACGGTAGAATAGAAGTTATCGGGACTAAAGTTGGAGCAGTACCCGGTGAGAATTTAACAAATATAAAGACATGAGTTTAACGGTAACAGTCCAAAAAGGACATGATTTTTCGAGCGGCAACGTAACACGGGCAGCATTGAACGCGGGAGCCGTTCCTACCGTAGCTGTTACAGGATCAGTAGGAACTACTGAATTAGATGATGCTTCAGTCACAAGTGCTAAAGTAGCAACTGGGGCAGGGGTAGAGTTGTCTAAATTGGCGGGCCAAACTGCGGATAACATTTTATTGATTGGAACATCTGCGGGAAATCCAGATAAAAAAGCAGTAAAGTCTTTGCCGGGTAAGGGGTATGCTTTTATTAAGGAAGTTGGAGGTCAGGCAGAGATAACTCCAAGTGATGGAACAATCGTTGCAGATAAGTTGCTTACCACAACTGACGATAACATTGTTTTAGGATTAGCGACAGAGTTGACTGCGGTTTCTGTAGACGATTACGTGATAGTTCACGATACAGATATTACTGCTGACGGAGCTGTTAGGCTTAAAAAAGCGAAAGTTAGTAGTATCCAAAAAGTAGGCACGACTGAATACACCACTTCGACAGTTTCTCCATCGGGGGCGGGTACGGCCTTTCAAGTTACTATAGATATGGATGGCGAGCCTTTTCAAACTGTTGCTCTAACTGGCGGTGGTTTTTATAAGTTTATATTCACAAATCCTCCTACAACTAACGTAAAAACAGTTACCGTTAGAATCATTGGCCCTTCGTCTGGTGGGTCGGCTACTTATTCTCAAACATCTGCCACAGGTGGGGCTGCTTGGCCAACCACATGGAGTTGGCCGGAAAGAACCGGAAACACTAGTCCCGCTGCCATACCACAAGGCGAAATGGCGTTACTTTCGGTAACTTTTTTTGGATCACAAGAATCGGACGTTGTAGCAGCTTACGTTGAAACAGATAAACCATGATTGTCAGAAGAACATCTTTTATAGCAAGGCTTTTTAAGGAAGATGCTGAACCTATAATAAGTATACCTAATACAGATCGTTATGCCCATGTTGGTGATAGCATAACTTTTACGGCTACGATAATATCTCCAGTAAGAGGGACGGCTAACTTTTCTAATAATCCCGCAGAATGGACTCCTGTTAATAGTGTTGATCCAAAAGCTCTAGCTGAAGGAACTTCTAATATAAAAGTAACTTGGCAATTTTTTACTGAAGGAAGCTGGGTAGACCTTAAAACTTGTTCGGCAGAAACTAATCCCGGCTTTTTCCCGCATCCAAACGCAACTATAGCTAATGATGATAATAGAGTGAGTTCTTATTCCCCCTCTACTGGAGTATTGAAATACGAGATTGGTAACGTGCGAAACGAAGATTTTGGAAATAGTGACCGGCCATATAGGGTTTACGTACAGGGATCGACTAAAAACGCCGTAACTTATCTGTTTAAGGATAAGATGGTTAGCTTGAACATCCCCCCCAAGAATATAGGCAACTCTTCAAAATAAATGCCAGACACAGACCTAAAACCGTTTTCGGTAACTGATGGGAAAATCAGTAATCAAGCGAAGATCAATCCAAAGAAGATTGCTCCCGCTAACGAAGCGTCTGTTTTAATTGCACAGTCTGACAGGAAATATCAACCTAAAACAATTTACGGGGATGCCACACTTGCCGCTGATGGTAAGTTAACGCTTTCAGAATCGGCAGTAACAACCGTAACTGTAGCCTCTGATACTACTACTGAAGTGGTATCGGAAGAATTCCCAAGTGGAACGGTTAAGGTTGGCTCGGAATTTATTGAGGTCACTACTAGAAACGTATCTGGAACTATTCCAATACGATCTGGAGATGGGAAAATAAATTCTGATGCTTTATCACCGGGAGGTACGGCAACCTCAACTGTAGGAACACAAACAACAGCTACTCAAAACCACCCTAACACAAAGGTCGTAGCAACCGTATCTGGAACAGATGGGTCAGGGCCAAACCCGGCTTCCTCTGCCACGATACCGCACAATCTAGGATTTCTACCCAGCGTTAGTGTGGTCACAGTAGATGGATCAACAATTACTCCAATAGAAACTGAAGTCGCAAATGGAGTGAACTCGACAACAATTACCTTAACTCAAACCATAGGGTCATTAGTTGGAAACCCTGACTTGGAAGTTAGATTAGGATAATGGCTAAGGAAATTTATGTTAAACAGAAATTCGGAACAGGGGCGACAATGGAAAACGTCCAACTTGAAAACACGCTACCAACAGCGGTTGCTGGCGGGGTTACCTATGATGGAGATTTCAAGGTTTCAAAAGGATCAACTTGGGAAGATGTAACAACAGCTACCAACACACAGACTTTAACTAACAAATCAATAAGCGGAGGGGAATTTAGCTAATGGCAAATACAATTCAAATTAACA